GACCTGCCGAAGGAATGGAAGACCAAGATCCTGTCGAGCGGCGCCGATGGTGCCGAGGCCGACGCGATGATGAGCCGAGGCCAGACGGGCGCCGGCGACGACTACGAGAACGGCGATCCTGAAGTCTCGGGCGAGGACCAGAACAAGGGCAAGGTCTGGATCAAGCATTTCCAGTGGTGGGAGCTGGAAGAGGCGTTCAAGATCTCCGACGAGCAGTCGGGCCAGTCGGCCACGATGGAGCCGGAGGAATATAAGCAGATCGTTGCGCAGTTCATTCAGGTGGGCATGCAGCCGCCGCCCGCGGTCAAGCTGAAGGTGCGCAAGTACTATCAGGCGTTCGTGTCGGGTGACGTGCTGCTCGAGCCGAAAAGCCCGATCCCGTGCAATCAGTTCACGTTCAACTGCATCACCGGCAAGCGCGACCGCAATCAGGGCACGTGGTACGGCATCGTGCGGGCGATGATGGACCCGCAGATGTGGGCCAACAAGTGGCTCAGCCAAATCCTTCACATCCTCAACACGTCGTCGAAGGGCGGCGTGCTCCACGAGGAAGGCGCTTTCGTCAACGAGCGCAAGGCGCTGGAAGATTGGGGCAAGCCGGACAGCTTCATCGGCGTCAAGCGCGGCCAGCTCGCCGGCATTCAGGAGCGCGAAGCCAAGGCATACCCGCAAGGGCTCGACCGCTTGCTCGAGTTCGCCGTTGGCTCGATGCCCCAGGTCACGGGCATCAACCTCGAATTGCTCGGCCTCGTGCAGAAGGAACAGGCCGGCGTTCTGGAAGCTCAGCGCAAACAGGCCGGTTACGCCATTCTCGCCGTGTTCTTCGACAGCCTTCGCCGGTATCGCAAGATGCAAGGCCGGATCATGCTGCACTTTATCCAGGAGTACATTTCGGATGGCCGGTTGATCCGCATCGCAGGCGCGGAATCGGGCGCTGAGCAGTACGTTCCGCTCGTGAAACAGGGCGACACCGCATCCTATGACGTGATCGTTGACGAAGCCCCGATGAGCGCGAACCAGAAGGAAGCCGTCTGGGGGATGATGACCCAGATGTTGCCGATTCTAACCAAGCAGCCGGTGCCCATGCAGGTCTGGCAGGAGTTCCTGCGCTACTCGCCGTTGCCGTCGAGCGTATCGGCCAAGATCGGCAAGGCGTTGGCGGAAGCGGGCCAGCCCGACCCGGCACAAGAGCAGATCCAGCAGGCCGGCCAGCAGCTCGCGCTGCGCAAGGAAGCCGCGACAGCAGCCAAGGACGAAACGCAGGCGGTATTGAACCAGGCCCGCGCCGTGCAAGCGACGAAGCAAGCCTATCAGCAGACCCTTGAACCGCAACAGCCACCGGGGAACCGACAGTGAGTGACAGCCAAGGAACGATAACGGCAGACGTAGCAGAAGCGGCCGACCCCGCAGAGCAGGCCAAGTGGGATCTGCTCGAAAAGGACGTGAGCGGCGACGAACCGGAAGAAGAAGCGCCGGAAGTCGAGGCGAAGGAAGGGCCGGAAGCCGTCGAGAAGGTCGAGAAGACCGAGGCCGAGAAAGCGAAAGAGCCGATTCCATACGAGGAATTGGACAAGCGCCACAAGCAGATCCAGGGCGCGCTGAGCGAAGAGCGCAACCTGCGCCGGCAAGCGGCCGAACGTGCGCAGCAGATGGAAATCGTGCTTCGCCAAGTCGTTGCACAGCGCCAGCAAGCCGCACAGCAGGAAGCCGCGCCCAAGGTTCCGACGATCGAGGAAGACCCGATCGGCTATTTTCAGCACGAACTGGCATCGGCCAAGGCTGAAATCCAACGCCTCACGCAGGGATCACAGCAGACCGTCGAGCAATTCCAGCGCGCTCAGCACGAGCAGCGCTTCTGGGGCGAGGTACAGCGCTCCGAGCAGGAAATGCGCTCGGCCAATCCCGACTACGACCCGGCCGTCACGTTCCTCGAGGAATCCCGCGTCCGCGAACTCGAGCTGATGATCCCGGACACGGCGCAAGCCTACGCCGAACAGTCTGGATACGAGTCGCCGGCCGCCATGCGCGCTGCAGTGCTCAACAACGACCGGATCACGATCGCGCGGCAAGCCCTGCAGATGCAGATGTCACCGGCCGAACTCTACTACAAGATCGCTCATCAGCGCGGCTACAAGGCAGCGGCTCCCGCCGTGCCGCAGATCTCGCGCAAGGCGACCGCTCAGGCCACGCCGATCACGGCGACCAAGGCCGGCATGGCGGCGTCCAAATCGCTTTCCGGTGGTGTCGGCGGCACGTCCAACGTGATGACGGCCGACGATCTGGCCCAGCTCTACCTTGACGACCCCGACAAGGCCGACAAGGAATTCAAGCGCATGAAGAATGCAGGATTGCTCGGCTGATCGGGGCCGTCTAACCCGATACTCATGTTGCCTACCGCGTTTTGAGACTTTCGGCCCCATCGAGCCGTCCAATCGATGCTGCCAGCCTGCCGGCGTCAAGAGCAGAGCACCGCGCACTAACCCCAACAAGCCACACAGAAAGGATGCCACGAGATGGCAGTAACTAACTATGGCGTGAACGCCAACGAGGCGGTCAAGCTGTGGTCGCGCAAGCTCGCTCACGAAGCCTTGAAGGCGACCTACATCCAGAAGTTCATGGGCGAGGATGACAGCTCCGTCATCCAGATCCGCAACGACACGAAGAAAGGTCCAGGCGACCGGGTTCGCGTCACGCTCCGCATGCAGCTCACCGGCGACGGTATCCAGGGCGACAACACCTTGGAAGGCAACGAAGAGGCGCTGACGACCTACACCGACGACTTTGTCATCAATCAGCTTCGCCACGCTGTTCGCAGCGCCGGCAAGATGAGCCAACAGCGCGTGCCGTTCTCGGTACGTGAGGAGGCGATGAGCGGTCTTCGGGACTGGTGGGCCGATCGGTGGGATACGTGGTTCTTCAACCAGATCTGCGGCTACACCCCGCAGAGCGATACCCGCTACACCGGCAACAACACCGTGACGGCACCGTCTGCCGGCCGGAAGATCTTCGCCACCGGCTCAGCTGACGAGACCGTCAACGCCGACAACACGAAGGTCATGACGTTGAGCCTGATCGACAAGGCGGTAGAGGCGGCCAAGGTCGCAACACCGCTGATCCGTCCGATCAACATCAACGGCGGCAAATACTACGCCATGTTCCTGCACCCGTATCAGGTCACGGACCTGCGCACGAGTACGAGCACGGGCCAGTGGTTGGACATCCAGAAGGCGGCGATGTCAGGCGGCAAGGTTGGCGAGAACCCGATCTTCACCGGCGCCCTCGGCGTTTACAACGGCGTTGTTCTGCACGAGGCCATCCGCGTCACGCAGGGCGTGCACTCGACCACGGGCGCTGCTCAGACGAGCACGCGCCGCGCGGTTCTGTGTGGTGCCCAGGCCGGCGTCTGCGGCTTCGGCCAGGGGCATTCCTTCAAGGAATACTCTTGGAACGAAGAGCTGTTCGACTACGGCAATCAGCTCGGCGTCGAGGCTGGCTGCATCGGCGGTCTGAAGAAGTCCATCTACAATTCGGTGGACTTCGGCACGATCACCGTCAGCACCTACGCCGTCGCGCACTAAGAGAGGGGATCACATCCAATGGCTACTCCTGCAACTGATCTCCGCATGAATGCGGTGCACTATCTGCGTGCACCGATCGCATTCTCGGACTTGACCGGCAAGGTCTACACGCTCGGCGTCGTCCCGGCTGGTTCGCTGGTGCTTCGCGGTGGCGTGTGCGTCACCACCGTGTTCAACGCCGCATCAACGAACCTGCTCGACATCGGCACCTCCGCTGATGACGACGGGTTCGCCACCGATCTCGCGTTGGGAACGGTCGGCGTGATCGTGGTCGATGAAATGGCGACGAGCAACGACGCTTATTGCGCCAGCGATACGACCATCATCGCGACCCTCGCGATGTCCGGCACGGCGGCAACGACCGGCGCCGGCTTCGTCTGGGTCGAGTACATCCCGAACCCGGCTCTCTACGCCTGATGTCCACGTTCGGGACCATGAAAACGCGCATCGCGGATGAAATAGTCCGCGATGATCTCTCGGCTCAGATCGCGAACGCGGTGCTATCCGCAATCGCGATCTGGGCGCCGACGCGGTTTCACTTCAATGAAAAGCGATACCTCATCAACACGGTGGTTGATCAGGAATACTACGCCCTGTCGTCGCTGACGAACACGGACGGCAGCGCCATCGGCATGGGCGAAACGCTGGTGGAGGTGGACAGCTTCACCCTGACCTACAACAACCAGCCGTATGTGCTCGACGACCGCACGCAACAGTGGATCGACCGCGAGCAGGCCCCGGCCGGAACTTACACCGGCCAGCCGGCATTCTTCGGGTTCTTCGCCGATCAGATCCGCTTGGCACCGATCCCCGATGCCGTCTACCAGGGCACGATTTCAGGGCTGGCGCAGCTCTCCACGCTCTCGGCCGAAGCGGACAGCAACGCCTGGATGACGGAGGGCGAGGGGCTGATACGCGCCCAGGCCAAGATCATGCTTTACCGTGACATCGTGCGGGACATGGAAGGCGTGAGTCTCGCCAAGGATGCGCTGGCCGAGGCATACAGCCCGCTCGAACGCAAGATGGCGGCCAAGGCAAAGACCGGGCGCATCGCGCCGTGGAGCTTGTGAACATGGCAGGATTGTCTGACGCAAACGCCCCGATCTGGAGAAACAACCGCGAGCGGCTGGCTGTTTCTCGTCGCGCAATGTACGGGCGCGATCCTACGTTGAACGACGAGGACCGCGCAGCGATCGAGGCACGAAGCGCGATCAGCAGTGAGAACAACGCGGCGCTTGAGGCGCTGATCGGCGAATTACTGCTAGGCCAGCCTGTGCGCGCGGCCGGCGCGATTGGTGAAGCCGTGCAAGATCCGTCGATTGCCAATTTCACGAATGCGGGAGCGCAGTCAGCTCTTGCGGCGTTTCGGCCGCTGATGGCTGGAAAGGTTGTACTGGGAGGACTCGGAGCGGCGGCAGGTGCAGATCTGTTCATGAGTGATGCAAACGCGCAATCGAAGCGGAAACAAGCCTCACCTTCGGCGGTTCAGGAGGTTACTCTGCCCGGCGTGTCGCCGGAGCAAAATCAAGAGTACAACGCGCTGCAACAGCGGCTTGTGGCCGGAAATTTCAGCGGCAGAGCGGATCGGCAAGCGGTGCAAAACCGCGTCGAGCAGTTGCGCAAGTTATCTGACGATTTTGCAGGCGGGCAGAACCGGTCCCGACAGTCAGAATACGATAATTCAGTGAGAAGAGCTGAAACGGCGCGCGATACGATCATGGCTGACCGGCCGAAGCGGTTCAACGAGACATCCGTGGGGCAAGTGTACGACAAGCTAGGGGTTATCGCTCCCGGCGTGATCGCCGGCGGCATGGGGGCTTTGACAAAAGCCGGAGCAATGGCCGCGGGTCATTCTGGAAAGGTTGCGCCCATAGCGGTTGGCGGGCTCACTGGCGGCGTTGCTGCATCCTATCCGCTCGGTCACGAACTAATGTTTGCTCCGGCCATGAACCCGGAGAAAATGGCATATTCCGCATATGCTAGAGAATTGCCGCCGGAGCATCCGCGCCGGCAGGAGTGGACGCATTACGCCCAAGGTCTGCCCGATGAGAACCCCGGCCGGCGTGCTGCTGCCAACGAGTTTTACGACCCAATCAAAGCGGCAGAGCGCACGGGGTTCGGCGTTGCCGAGGGGCTGCTCGGTGGCCTAGCTGGATCTGAGGCCGTTGGAATAGCAACGCGGCCATTTAGGCGCGGCGCAGCGTCACCCAGGAGCACAAGCGCTCCCACGCAGACGGTTGACGATCTGACACGCGGCGCAACGCAGCCAGAACAACTCCCGTCCTTACCCGCTGATTATCGCTCATATCCGTCAATCCCATCAGAGGCGCGCGGCGCAGTGCAGCAAGCCTTTATAGCAGATAGAGCCTTACGTGGGCAAGGGTTACCTGCCAAGGAGGGCGCATCGGCAATCAAGCAAAGTCTTGCAAACCAAGGAGTTAACGCACCTGTAACGCCGAACCGTGTCGCTGCAACCAATGCAGCGGTGGAGCAGTTTGTTGCAGCTTACGGAAGACTTCCGACTGCTGCAGAATTCAGCCGCGTATTCACGAACAGAACGCTCGCCGCACCAATTGCGGCGTTTGGTTCTAGTGCGGCAATGTATGATCAAGATGCTTTCGGCGGTGGCTTCTGATGCCGGACACCATCGCCTTCGCCGAATGGACGCCGGATCTCCCCAGCCGCAAGAACGGCGCGATGGAAGCGCTCGGCGTGGTCTCGATCGCCGGCCACTATGCGCCGTTCCGCGCCTTTACCGACTACGGCGGGGCCAATGCTGCAACGGCTGGCATCTGCCTCGGTTTGAAGGGCGTTTATGACAGCAGCGGCGATGGGTTCATTTTCGCGGGCGATGCCACGAAGCTCAATCTGCTCGTGTCTCGCGTGGCAACCGACAAGAGCAAGTCGGGCGGCTACTCTCTGGGCACGGAAGACTGGTGGCAATTCGAGCAGTTCGGCGACTACGTTGTAGCCGTTGCCCGCGCACATGCGCCGCAAGTCTACCAGATCGGCGTTTCATCGGCGTTCGCCAATCTCGCAGGATCTCCACCGCAAGCAACCAGCGTTGCCCGTATCAACGACTTCCTCATGATGGGCAAGGATTTCACGGTCTACTGGTCCGCGTTCAACAACATCACCGACTGGACGCCATCGGCAACGACGCAATCGGGCAGTCAGCTGCTCGACCAAGCCCAAGGCAAGATTCAGTGCATCGTTCCGGGGGAATACGCGGCGATATTCCAGGAACGCGCAATCCGGCGTGCGGTTTACGTCGGCCCGCCCGTGATCTGGGATTTCGGACAGGATGCCGTCGAGACGAAACGCGGCGCGATCGGCCCCAACGCTGCGGCACGCTTCGGCGGGAGCGTGTTTTTCGCGGCCGATGACGGGTTTTACGTGTTCGACGGCAATTCGAGCACGCCGATCGGTTCGGGCAAGGTGGATGCGTACTTCCAGCGCCGTCTGAACTACGGTTACCGCCACCGGGTGCAGGTCGGCATCGATACGATCAACAAATTCGTGGTGTTCGGTTTTCCTGCCGGCTCGTCTTCGACGATTTCAGAACTTCTGATTTATTCGCTGACGGATGGCCGGTGGACGCATGACGAGGTTGACCTCGAGGTCATCGCCGACATGCCGGTAGAAGCGCTGACGGTCGACAATTTCGAGCTTTACGAGCCGTCAGACGATCTCGACTCGTCCAATCTCGATTCGATCAACATCGACAGCAACGTGTTCGACGAAAAGCGGCGTTTGCTG